AAATGAAAATATTTTTTGCTGGTGCTGAAAATCATGGCTATGCAAGAATAATGAGAATGTGTAAAAGTGAAAATGCTTTAGAATCAGCTTATTTTTTACAATATAAAAAACCTCCTAATCTATTAGGCTTTAAAAATTATCTTCTTGATTCTGGTGGATACAACGCTATGACGAGTGGTGTAGCTATTCATTTGAAACAATATGTAGATTTCATTAATAAACATAAAATTAAAATTGCATTTAATTTAGATGTAATGGATATGAAAAAATCTTTAGAACATTTGAAAATATTATCAACATATACCAATGCTAAAATCATTCCAGTATATCATGATAGTGAGTTTATAAATTTGAAATATAGACATATTTTAGAAAATTTTTGTTCAGATTATGATTATATCGCAGCAGCAGGATTGACTAGGAACATGATAAAAGGTGAGACGAAAAAGCAATTAGCAAAATATATTTTTTCAATGACTAGAGATAAAATTAAAGTTCATGGGTTGGCAGTTACTAATCAAGAGCTTATTAAAAACTATCCTTTTTATAGTGTTGACAGCACAACATGGCTTAATGGTGCTATTTATGGTGAATACCATGAGTTTGAAAATGGTAAAATAATTAAAAATATGTCAATCAGAAGAATACTCAGAACAAAAGATTCTAAAAAATTACACTTAAATTGCAATGCAGGAACTAATGCAAGAATAAAAGCAGGCATAATTTCACATATTAAATTAGAAAAATATATAACAGAAATTTGGAAAAGACGAGGTATTGAATGGAAATAAATATTCAGGAAAATTTTAAAAAGTATAAAGTTATTGATATTAAAAATATTATTTTGGCCAATTGGAACTATAAAGAAACCGATAATGATAGTGCTATATCACTAATTGAAAAATTAAAAAGTAATTTAAAAAGAAACGGTCAGGTTGAAAATATCCAAGTTCGACTATTGAATGATGGAAAATATGAAGTCATAAATGGTAATCATCGAGTCATGGCATTTTTGCAATTAAAAATAAAAAAAATTATTTCTTATGATCATGGTAAAATATCATTGAATGAAGCAAAAAGAATTGCCATTGAAACCAATGAGACAAAATTTAAAGCTGATAATATGAAGTTGGCGGATATTATTGTTGAGATTCAAGATGACTTCACTATCGAAGAATTGGTTCAAACAATGCCTTTTTCAAATAGTGAACTTAAAAATTTTTCAAAATTATCAGAATTTAGTTGGGACCAATATGATCAACCAGACAATATTGACACAGGGGAAAATAAAAAAGAAGAATTTGGAACAATTAAATATCCTCTTTTATTACAGCCCGATATTGACAAAGCAAAAAACTTGATTGGAACTACAGATAATTTAGAAATGTTGCAACGCTTATTAGATAATTACATTGAAAATAACGAAGTGCAAAAATAGAAAGAACAAGGTGCATGAACGAACATGAACAAACAGACGCTCCTACAGCGGTTATAGAGAGTAGTACTACTCTACCAACCCAAACGAGAGGTCAAAAAAAATTTACAAGTGAATATCAACCAAGTCCTGAAGCAAAGTCAAAAGGTGTTAAGAGGCATTGGGAGTACCGTAAAGCAAGACAGCAAATGTTTGAAAAATTAACTGATATTGAAATGCCAAATGGAAGTAAACAAGACTTTTGGCAGTTAGCAGTTAGGAAATTACAACATGCTTGTTTTGCATCAGACTCACCATTAAGAGAAAAGGAAAAGATAGAATTAATTTGTAAAATAATGAAAGAATTTGTTCCTGATGATTTGAATTTAGATATAGACTTAAATGCTCAAATCAATATTGTTTTTGATAAAGAAGATGAGAAATTATAATTATTCATGATAATAAAAACTCCACGACAAAAAGAAGCTATTCAATTACTTTCTGACCCAAATATAGTTTATCCAATGCTTGAAGGTGGTTCTCGTTCAGGAAAAACTTTTATAATATTATATGCTATTTTTGTAAGAGCTTTAAAATGCAAATCAAGACATATATCATTAAGAAAACATCTTGCTCATATTGTAGAATCAATATGGTTAGATACAATGCCTAAGGTTCTTGAGCTATTAAATAAAAATTTTAAAATATATTTAAAAGTAAACAATTCAAAACATTTTATTATATTTCCTAATGGTTCTGAATATTGGATAGGCGGTTTAGATGATAAGGATAGAACTGAAAAAATATTAGGAAAAGAATTTTCAACAATACATATTAATGAAACATCAGAAATTTCATATAGGTCATTACAGATAGCGAAAACACGACTAGCCCAAAAAACTATGCTAAAAAACAAATTGTATTGTGACCAAAATCCACCAAAAAAAAATCATTGGACTTATTTATTATGGCATAAAAACTTAGACCCCGTTGACAGGGTAAAGTTAAATAATTTTCATCAATATAAACATTTATTAATGAACCCAAAAGATAATATAAATAATATTGGGGATGATTATTTAGAGATATTAGAAAACATGCCCAAAAAAGAGCGTGAAAGGTTTTTAAATGGCAAGTATGGTGATGAGCATGAAGGTAAAGTTTTCAAAACTTCTTGGATAGAAAGATGTCATGAATTATTAGATTTTGATAAAATTGTTATTGCATTAGACCCTGCTGTAACCTCAAAAGAAACATCAGATGAGTTTGGAATAATAGTTTGTGCCAGGAGAGGTGATTTTGGATATGTGCTAGAAGATAAGTCTGGAATATATACACCTAAACAATGGGCCAAGATTGCATCTGACTTATTTGAAAAATGGGAGGCGGATAAAGTTATTGGAGAAGTCAATAATGGTGGTGATTTGGTTGAAGCAGTTTTAAGAAATGAGAATCAATTTATTCCTTATGAATCTGTAAGAGCAACAAGGGGAAAGGTCAAACGTGCCGAGCCTGTTGCTGGATTATATGAAAAGAGTAGAATTTATCATTTTGGTTTTTTACATAAACTTGAAGAAGAAATGGTAGAATTTGATTATGAAGAAGACAAAAACAGTGTGTCACCGAATAGAATTGATGCCACGGTTTGGGGATTTTCTTACTTATTTGGTTTTTGTTCTGGAAATATTACTATCCGATCACTTTAATCGTGAAATTTTTAATTTTTGATAAATTGTATTATACTGTAGAATAATATAGACCATAAAAAAAATAAGGATGATAATATGGGATTGTTTAATCTTTTCAAAAAGAAAAAAGAAGTCAAAAAAGACATCATACAGAAGAACATTGTTTCTCTTATCAATTCAATGTCTAGTAATTCATATGATCAGTTTAAGAATATATCGTTTCAGCAAGCAATTAATTACTTCCTAACTGTTGCACCATTAGCACATGCAATTGAAACAAGAGCAGAAACATTTGGACAAATACCAATTATTTTACAAAATGTAAAAACTTTTGAGTATGAATATAATCATCCTTTATTGGATTTGCTAAACTATCCTAATGCAAATTTCTCTGGTATAGACTTTAAAGAACATTTAGCATTGTTTTATGATATGACAGGAAATGTAATGATAGAAGCAACGGGAAGAGTTGAAAACCCACCGTTAGAACTATATACTCAATCTATTCAAAGTTTCACAATCAATCCTAGTCAGCAAGATGGTTTTGCACAATCATACATGTATAATAGCGCAAGTGGTTCTCTTACATATAACAGACAAGAAAAATCTGGAAGATTTCGCTTTTATGCAAATGAGTTAAAAGAACTTTGGCATATTAAAAAATTTAATCCAAATTTTTCAATGAATGATTTATATGGGTCAATTCCTATTGCTAAAATAGCATCAGAAGTTGAACAATATGCCCGAGCATCTAATCACAATTTAAACATGTTGAAAAATGGTGCTAGATTATCAGCTATTCTATTAGCTGAAAATGCACTTTCAGATAAGCAATATGCTCGATTAAAAGAACAAATGAATAATGAATACTCTGGGGATACTAACACTGGTAGAATATTACTTGCAGAAGGTGGTAAACTTAACGTAAAAGAATTAAGTCAAACAAATAAAGATATGGATTTTAAAGAAAATAAAAAAGATAATAAATATATGATTTATCTGTTTTACAAAATTCCATTGCCATTAGTTTCCCCTGATCATATGACATTATCCAATTATCAAGAAGCAAGATTGTCCTTGTATGATGAAGCAGTACTACCTCTTGCTGATAAAATACTTACTGAGTTAACCAATTTTTTAATTCCAAGATATAAAGATTTAGAAAATAAATTTAAATTAACTTATAATCCTTTAGATGTGATTGCATTAGAATATAGAGCAAATCAAAATATTAAAAACAAAAAAGAAACAGGTGCTTTTTCAATTAATGAACTAAGAGATATTGCTGGATATGATAAAATTGAAAATGGAGATGCTATTTATCAACAGGTAAACTTAGTTCCACTTGGTACACAAACAGAAGGAAAGATGATTGAAAAAAGTAAGTTTATAAAAATTTTAAAAAGAAATAATACACCTGAGGGAACTATAAAGCAATATGTTGAAAAATATTTTCCAAATTAAACAAACAATAGATGATGAGGTCATGGCCGAATTACCTAAAAAACTTGAAAATGAGAAAGAATTTGAAGATGACTTATTGTTATTATTTGGTGCCATGGCTGTTGATTTTTTTCTAATATTTTCATCAACTCAATTACCTCCTGATATGAGCCCTTTTTTGCCCGAAATAGAAAGTATGATAAAAAAACATTATAGAAAAACATCCGAAGACTTTAAGTCTGAATTAAGAAAAAGATTTGGTTTGGAAGGACAAGAAGATTTAACTATTAATCAAATTTTAAAAGAATATATAGAAAATGAATCTAGAATATCATCCAGATATATCTTAGATACAACAAATAAATTATCCAAAACAGCAGTTCAGAAAGCAAGCGAAATAGCTAGTGAAGAAGATGAAAAACCAACAGAGGAACAATTGGCATTAGTTGCTACAGGCATTTTTCGTGAAACAAACAAAAACAGAACAGGAACAATTGCTCAAACAGAAGTTCAAAAAATAAGTGAACGGTCAAAATTAACAGAAGCAAAAGTATTGGCAGATAAAAAAATAGTTTTAACTGAAAAAATTTGGAGTGCAATATTAGATAATAAAACCAGACCCGATCATGCTCAAGCTGATGGACAGGTTAGGAATGTTAATTTACCTTTTAATGTGGGAGGTTCATTACTTATGCATCCTGGAGACCGATCACTAGGAGCTCCTCCTAATCAAATAATTAATTGCCGTTGTTCAGTGCAGTATAAAAAGTCTAAATAAGCTATCTATTGACTAAGTTCGTAAATCGGTCTAAAATTTTAATTGGAGGAATAACATCTATGAAATTACAATATAAAAATTTTCCATTTGAAATAAAGGAAATAAAAGAAGATGGTGATTATGGTATTATAAAAGGTTATGCATCGACCTTTGGAGATGTTGATCGTGGTCAAGATAGAGTGATAAAAGGTGCTTTTACAGAAACATTGCAAAAATTTAGAACTAAAAATAAACAAATCCCAATGTTATTTCAACATGGTTCAAATTTGTTAATTGGTGGTTTTGAAATATTTAAAGAAGATGATAAAGGATTGTATGTTGAAGGTAAAATAAATCTAAAGGTTCAAAAAGGTGTAGAGATTCATTCTTTAGCAAAACAGGGAGTACTTAAAGATTTTAGTATTGGATATTATGCAACAGATTACGACTATAGTAAGGAAGATGATGAAGAAATTAGAAACTTGACTAAGATTGATTTAGTTGAAGTTTCAATGGTCATCAATCCTATGAATGAAAATGCTAACATTACAGATGTAAAAAAAAATAATTATAATTCAGTTGCCGAAATTTCAAAAAAATTAAAAGAAAAAGGTTTTTCAAATAAAGAAGCAAACGAAATTATTTATCATATGAAAACATTATCTCGGAATGATGATACTGCTAATAGTAATGATAAAAATAAAGACAATAACAATAGTGGTGAGCATCGAAATGATAGTTTGTCCAAAATTGATAGTTTAGTTATTCAATTTAAACTTAAAAATTTAATAAATCTATTAAAGGAGCAAAAATAATGGAACAAATCAAAAAAGAACTCAATAACCTAACAGACTTAGTTGTTGCTATTCAAAGCAAGAATGATGAGAACGAAAAAAAATATGATGGTTTATTGAATACTCAAATCAAAACATTGACAGAAAAAGTTGATACAGTAACAGACAAGCTTGAAAAAGCAAGAAAAGCAGAAGATGTTGAAAAAGAATTAAAAAGCGAAATTTTAAATTTAGAAAAAATTGTTGCTCGTTCTGGTAATGGTTCTTCACAGAAAAATGAAAAAGAAGAAATCATTGATAAGTATAACAAAGAATTTCTAAAATATATGAGAAAAGGAACTGCAATTGATAAGGAACTTGCAAAAAAAGCACTTATGGCTTCTATGGGAAATAAAGGTGTTGATGATGATGAGCTAGAAGCAAAAACAATGCAAGTTGGTATTAATCCTCAAGGTGGTTATTGGGTAATGCCTGAAAGATTAACTCAAACAGTAAAAAGAGTGTTTGAAACATCACCAATGAGAAACATTTCTAATGTTATCTCAACAGTAAGCGATTCTGTTGATATGATTATAGATGACGATGAGGCGGATGGTTCAGCAACAACAGAAACAGCAACAAGAACACAAACTAATGCTCCTGATATTGGTTTGTTATCTATTTTTACTCATGAAAAATATGCAGAACCTAAAGTTTCTCAAAAACTTTTAGACGATGCAGGATTTGACGTTGGTAATTGGTTGCTAGGAAAAATCAATAGAAAATTAAACAGACTTGAAAATACTGATTATGTCAGTGGTAATGGCGTTAATAAATCAAAAGGATTTTTGGATTATGCAGCATGGGCAGTTGCAGGAACTTATGAACAAAATAAACTTGAAAGAGTTAATAGTGGTTCAGCAACTTTATTAACTGCGGATGGTTTAATTGACCTTCAAAATTCTTTACTTGAAGATTATCAAATGAATGCTAATTGGATAATGAGACGACAAAGTTGGGGTTCTATTATCAAATTAAAAGAAAGCGGAACTGGTGCTTATTTAATCGATCCTCAATTATTAAGAAATGGTGATGGTCAATTGGTATTATTGGGAAATCCTGTTGTTTTCGCTGCCGATATGCCAGCAGTCGGAGCAGGAAATTTACCTGTTGCTTTTGGTGATTTTGGTATTGGTTACACAATCGTTGATAAAGTTGGTGTAACAACTATCAGAGACAATTTGACTGACAAAAAGTAAGTGCTTAGTTAAATTTTTAATATAATAAGAATAGGCATTGTCATTATGATGATGCCTTATTCTTTGTAAAAAAATAAACAAAAATAACAATAGGAGATATATAATGAACAGAGATATTAGAAGTAATTTAAAACCTGCAATTGCATTTGAGCCACAAACTATTAGTTCAGACACAACTACAACTGGTGAAATCATTGATACTAAAGATTTTGATGGTGGTATAGTTTTTACTCAAATGGTAAATTATACTTCTGGAACATTTACACCAAAACTTGAAGATGGTGACGACTCTGGTCTTTCTGATGCAGCAGTTGTGGCAGATGCAAATTTAATCGGAGATGTAAAAACAGGACAAGAAGCTGATGCAGCACTAACTGCTTCTCAATTGGTTTCAAGTCTTGGAGTTGTAAATAATTTAAAAAGATATTTGAGATTATCAATTGTTTCAAGTCTTGGAGCAAACGGTATAGTAGCCGCATCTGTTCACGGAAAAAGTGAAGTTGCCCCAATAACAAATTAAGGCATCTGAGATTATCATAATTTAAAAAAAGAGGGGGGGTTTTCATGGATATTGGCCTCCCCTTTTTTAAATTTAAAAGGAAGAAGATTTTTATGTATCCTGAGAAACAAATTGAAAAAAGTATTGATGTTAAGATTAGGAAAAAATTTATGTATCAACTAAATAAAACAAAAAGGATTGTAAGATATGAAATAGGAACAATAAAAAAAATAAGACAAAGTGATTATGATAGTTTGAAAAAAGAAAGTTATATTTCTGACATTACTCAGGAAGATATTGTTGAGCATGAAGAAAAAGTAAATAAAAATTATGAAGACAAAAGTATGAAGAATCAGGCAAACAAAAGAGGTAGACGATGACTTTTATATTAAGTGAATATAAAACTAAAACAGATAATTCAAATCTGCCATTAACAACAGTAGAAGTTAATAATCATTTAAAAGAAAGTTTTAGTGATATATCTACAGAGGTCTATTTGTCTGCATTAATAAAGGCCGTTCAAAAATTCGGTGAACAATTTACTAGGCGTGAATTTTTAACTAAAACGTTTATTAATTATCGTAATGAATGGAAAAACGGATATGAACTTAGAAGGTCAAAATATCAAAGTATAGTATCTGTCAAATATATTGATGAAAATGAGGATACTCAAACCGTAAGTTCTGAAAATTATGCAATAACTGATTCTGAGGAATATTCCTATTTATATTTTAAAGATGATTTTGATTATCCATCTTTAGTTTCAGATAATCCTCAATCAATTATAATAGAATTTAGTGCTGGTTATGGGATTGATGAAAGTTATATTCCTGATAATATTAAAACCGCTATGCTTCATCATTTGGCAAGGTTATGGGCGCAAAGAGGTGACTGTCCAGATGAAGGTAAAGGTTTTGATAGTATAATAGCTCAAGCATTACCTCCAGAAGCAAAGTTATTATATTCTATGGAACAAATTATTGATGTGATTATATGATTTGTAAAAGAGTAAATATCTATAAAAAAAATATTTGTATTGGTGATTTAAATAAACAGATACAAATTGACATAAAAAGTTTAACAGCACCAGAAACAAACTTTGATTATGGGCAATCCTTTTCTGGTACAAAAACCGTTTGGGCTGCGGTTCAAACAACTAACGGTGTTGAAATTTTTGACGGTGTGAATATCGTAGGAACAGCATCACACTTATTTTATATTCGTTATGATTCTGATATTACATTTGCTAACTATTTAGAATATTCTAATGAAAAATATAAAATTCTTGAAACAGAAAATTTAAATCAACGAAATGAATTTTTATTATTAAAATGCGTTTTGAGAGGTAATGAATCTTATGAGGCAAATTTACAATGATAAGAATAAAATCTGAACCTATAAACATAAGTACCTTTGGACATATAAGAGCATTAGAAACAAGGGTACAGCAAGGTATTAGAAGAGGATTTTATCTATTAGGAAAAAAATTAGTTCGTGATACAAAATTAGACATATTAAGAAAACCCAGATATGGAAGACTTTATATTATCCGAACTGCAAAAACACGCAGGAAACATAGAGCTTCGGTTCCAGGGGAAGCACCAGCTAGTAGAACAGGGAGATTATGGAAATCTTTAGATTTTAAAGTCAAAGGCTCAGAGCAATTAGAATTTGGATATAATTCTGGTGTGAATTATGGCAAGTTTTTAGAATTGGGTACTATAAAAATGAAAGCAAGACCAGGCTTGAAAATTAATATAAAAAGAAATCAATCCGATGGTAGAGATTTTATTGAAAAAGAAATCAAATCAGCATTAAGGTAATCAATGTATTTAAAAGATTTAATAACAAAATTAAGATTAGAAATTCCCAAATATTCAGAAAAATATTCAACCAAATTAACTATCTCAACTATTTCATCTATTGCGGGATTGGTTACTGTAAAGACAAGCTCAGCACACAATTTGCAAGCAAATGAAATAATCAATGTTATTGGTACCACAAAAAAAACTGCAATAACAAGTATTATTACAAGTAATGATATTGCTACTTTAACAACTACTACTAATCATGATCAAACTCTGGATTATGTAGACTCTGACGACCAACCTCCAATAACTATTGCTGAATGTTCTATCGTTAATTATAATGGCTCTCATACATTAAGTGATGTTATAAGTAGGAAAGTTTTAAAATTCAATAAAACAGGTAGTCCAGCAGATGCTAGTGATGGTTTTTTGCTTGAAAATATCAACATTGGTTTTAATGGTCTTTATACTGTCAATACTATAATAGACTCTACAACATTCACATATATACTTAATACCTCACTAACAGCAACAGGTGATGGTGGTTATGTTCATTCAGACATGAGGATTAGTGGTGATGTAGATATTGAAAGATTTGTTAATTCTGGATATTCAAAACAAACCACAGATAAATATTGGATATGTATAGTTCCAGAATCAACAACAGCATCTAAAAGCAGGCATGTCGAATCTGATGCAACAGCACAACATACTCAAGGAGATGACTTTCGACAAAGACTTTTGCCAGTTGTAGGATTTTATCTTTTTATTCCTAATAATAATAAATTATCTGGTCGTAGTGCTTATGATTCTGCATTAGATGAGTCAGTAAATTTGTTTGCATCTATATTGGGATTTTTTGTATCTTCACCTTATAATGACAATTTTCAATCAAGATTAATAATAGAAAGTCACGAACCATATTTATATAATACTTCATTTTATGTTCATAAATTTACATTTAGTGCTGCTTTTGACTTATCTGATAATGATATTGTAACAACTAAAAGTGATGTGGCTTTTAGAGATATTTCATTGAGTGAAATAAATGAAAATGATGAGACGATAATGTCTACAGATATTGAATTAGATAATTAGAAAGGAGCTTTTGTGAAAATAAAAATTAATATTCCATTAAGGAATTATAAAAAAAATGAAATAATTGATATCCAAGTTGACAAAGATGATATACCGCAAGAAAGATATTGGAGAAATAGAATAAGAGATGCTAAAATAGATAATTGTGTTACAATAAAAAAAAGAAAAAAATAAAATTGCTTAATATACAATTTAAAAATTTTCATAGGAGCAATATAAAATGACTCAAACAATTAGCAAACCAAAAATTACTTCAACAATATTAGGTGCAAGTAATGAAGTTCAAAATGCAGCCCAAAAAATATTAGTAATAGGTCAAAAAGTTGCAGCAGGAAGTAAGACATCTGGTGAATTAGTAGAAGATATTACTCAATCAAATATTAGTTCATATTTTGGTTCCAATTCAATGATTGCAAACATGTTGAGAGCTTTAAAAGATGAAAATAAAAAATCAAAGGTAGATGCAATTCCTTTAGATGATGACTTGTCAGGAGTCGCTCCTACGGGTGATGTTAATTTTTCCGGAACAGCTACAGAAAATGGAACATTAAGTGTAGCTATAGGTTCTACAACTGACAATAAATATGATTTAGCAATAACATCTGGTGATACCGCTAGTGATGTTGGAGATGCTTTAGAAGCAGCAGTTAATGCTGATACAAATGCTCCTTTTACAGCAAACAATGTTGCTGGTGTTGTAACATTAACAATGGATAACGATGGGACAGAAGGTAATCAACTGGGAATAAGAATTTTAGCAACTGTTGCTGGAATTACTCAAACAATAACTAAATTTAATGGTGGTGCAGGAAATCCTAGCTTAACAGGTCTATTTGACGTTATAAACGGAGTTAGATATCAAACAATCGTTTTCCCTGCAACATATGGATTAACTGAAATAAAAGCAGAAATGCTGACTAGATGGGATGCTGATAATAAAATTTTAGATGGTCTTGTAATAGTTTGCAAAACTGATACTTTGGCATTATTAAAATCAACTTACACATCTGAAAACAATCAACAAATAGCAATCTTGGGAAATGCCTTGATTGACAATGCTAATCACAAAGGGCCAGTTCATTTGGAAATTGATTATAAAGTTTCTGCTCGTATAGCTGGATTGAGAGCCAAAAGATTAACAACTGATGAACCAATATCAAGCATAACTGTTGCTGGTGTTAATGGTGCAAGAGATTCTTTCGGTGGAGATGCTATCAGGTCTTTACCTTATCATAATACACCATTATCAAATATTCCTCTTGCTCCTTCTGGATTAGGATTTACTCAAGATGAAATAGAAGAATTAGAAGATGCTGGAGTTTCTGTTTTTGGAAACAATACTGCTAACAATAATGTAATTCTTGGTGCTTTTGTTACTTCTTACAAAACTGATGCTGGCGGAAATGCAGATATATCATTTAAGTTTGTAAATTATGTTGACACAATGAGTGGTGTCCGTGAATATCAAATGAATAATTTGAAATCAAAATATGCTCAATCAAGATTGACAGAAGGTATCTTACAAGCTGGACGAAATATGGCAAATGCAGATTCTATAGAGGGTTATTTGATTAAATTATATGGTGATTTGTCAGGTAGTGATTATGTACTGACTCAAGCAGGTGAAACAGCATTGAATTATTATAAAAATAATTTATCTGTAGCAATTAGTTTAGCAAACGGAAAAGCAACAGTACAGCAAAAGGTTCCAATAGTAACTCAATTGAGGGAAATTATACTTCCTGTTCAATTAAGTTTTTCAACTACATAATATTAATTTTAAAGATAAGAGATTCTGGGACGTGTAAAAATGACCTAGAATCTCTTTCTCTGAATATAAGGAGTGAACAACATGGCAGAACAAAAATTAACCACTTCTCAATTGATTGTAAACAATGCCCTAGTAGCATACGTTCCCAATTCATTGAAATACTCAGAAGGTTTTGGAGAATATAAATTACAAGCAGCAGCAGCAGGACCAGGGCAATCTAAAACTGTATTTTCTGAAGATGCAGAACAAAAGATGTCTAAAATATCATTTGATTTATATCCAACTGCAAATAATATTACTGACAGTAGAGCATGGAAAGTTGCTCAGTCTAATAATTTAATTCAGATTGTAGATGCAGCGGGAATCAAGAGAAGTTTTTCAAATGCAACACTAACAAATGATTTTGAAGTTGAACTACAAGCAGATGGAAAAATCTCTCTTGAATGGATGAGTGATCCTGCTAAATAAATTTTAATTTTAAAAAATGTGAAAGGAAGATTTGATGAGATTTGATTTAAAAGTACCCTTTACTTATGGAAATAAAGGAGAGCAAAAGGAAGCAAAATTTATTGAAGTACATGCACCTAATAATCTTGTATTGGAAGAAGTAACAATCATTGATCAAGAATTGAACAAAGCATTTTTTAATATGTTATCTAAAAATTTATCAGATGATAGTTCGAATAGTCAGGCTAATGTTGAATTAAAAGGGTCTGACATAATTAGACTAATGAGTGGTTGCAATGCAGAAATGATAAATTGCTATGAGGCTTTAAAGAAAATTTTAATAAAAACTAGCAAGGTTGATAGTGAAATAGAATTAACTCAATATCTATATGAAAAACTTGATTATCAAGACACTAAAGGTTTGCTTGGAGAATATATTAAGTTTTTTTTAAGTTCTTCCCTACAAGCCTAAAAAAAGAACTGATAGATATAGAGTATGTAAAAACTAGCCTTATGGTTTTTTATAAAGGTGCTGTGACTTTTGATAATTTAAAACATATGCCTTTAGATGAAATTTTCCAATTAAACTTCTACGCTCATAAATATAAACAACAAATTGAAAGAGAGTCAAAGCGAAATGGCATTTAATGTATCATATATAATTACTGCTAAAGATAAATTTTCCGCAGTTGCAAAAAG